GATGTAAAGCGTGCGACCTCTGCACCAGCCTTAGTTGCGTGCATCCGAGCAAGGGGAGTAGCCCCAACACCTAAGTCGCCAGTCATCGTACCGCCAGCCTTCGGCAGATACGTAGCACTTACATCAGCAGCATCTGCTTTTTCGTTGAACAGCGCAGCCGTTGGGCGCAATTCAAAACGGTCGTTTGTTGCGTAGGCACGAGCGGTTGTACTATCTTGTGCACGGACGACTGTCAGTGTGTCGGTGCTACGAGCCGTACACTTCACGATCTCCAGATTGTTCGATGTGTCGATCAAGGTGGCATAGAAGTAGTCACCTGCGCTGAGCGTAGGAAAACGTGCGCCCTGTCCCGCTACAAGAACAATCGTAGTTGCACTGCTGTTGATACTAGCGTTCAGCGTGCCAAAGGCGTTGTTGGTGACTTTTAATCCCATGATTACTGTCCTTCAGTCTCAGGAACAACAGCCCAATTACCAAGTGCGTCGTCCCATGCGTAACGCTTACCATCATTAGGCATCTGTGTAGGTGCATCCCACAAACAGGTAGTCTCGTTCAGAACCCACTTGCTAAATGGCTTCGGTGGGATAAACGCATCACGACCAGCGTCGTAGGTAAACCCAATGCCTGCGTAGTTCTTACGCAGAGGCGTGCCGCCATTAGCATGGACACCACCGTGGGTGTTGTAGCTTGTCTGAATCCATGTTCCGGGACTAGAGTCCACGAACGTATCAAAAAACTCTTGTTCAGCAACGATAACTTGCGTTACTAAACCGTCTACTACTTTTGCAAAATGTGACATTCAATTTCTCCTTATGGCGTGTATGTGCCAGATGATGTAAAGGTGTGGTATGTATATCCACCTGCGGAAGTTACAGTACCACCCGAGCCACGTTGAGAACCAAGGTATCGAACAATGACAATACCGGAACCACCGTTGCCACCTCTAATAGCGGGTGACCCAGAGCCGCCGCCGCCTCCGCCGCCTGTGTTTGCTGTTCCAGCAACCCCTTGGTTTCCAGAGCCACCTGCGCCACCTGCGCCGCCGCCACCTGTACCACCTGTTCCGGGTGTACCAGCTTGGTAAGTACCGCCGCCACCGCCACCTGCGTAGAAAGTACCAAGTGACTGCCAATTTGAACCAGCGCCACCATTTCCAGCAACAGTTGTTGTTCCATTACCACCGACAGCAGAAAAGCCACCGCCACCGCCAGCACCATAGTTTGGCCCAGCGTAAATAGCCGTTCCGCCAGCACTACCTTGACCAGATGTTGCTGAACCGCCAGCGAGGCCAGTAGAACCAGAACCGCCGCCGCCAGAACCACCGTTTTGATTTGCTGTAACTCCAGAGTCTGCTGAAATTCCGCCGCCACCGCCAACCGCAGTAGTAAATCCGCCGAGAGAGGAGTCGCCACCTCTAACTGGATTTGCATAAGTTGTATTAGATGTAGCTCCAGCACCAATGGTTGCTACAGCACTATCACCTGTAATTACAGTAGCACTTCCTGTAACTAAACCACCAGCGCCGCCGCCGCCACCACGGTCAAAACCGCCAGCGCCGCCGCCAGCGACAATTAAATAATCTATTGAATAGCTAAATACAAAAGTTTGCCATCCGCCACTTTGATAAATTTCATTTGAAAGAATAGTGGTGTTATACCGAATCATCCCTGCTACTGGTGAAGCGGGACGTTGTGCGGTTGTACCAGCGGGGAGTTGAAAATACCCAGTAGAGGTATTTGCCTCGTCTGATACATCAGTTGGGGTTACGTTTGTTGCATCAACAAAAGTCTGTGCTGTAATGCGAATCTCGATACGGTCACCCGTGCTGTACGCACGAGCAGTTGTTGTTTCTTGCGCACGTACAACAGTCAACACATCGGTTGAGCGAGCCGTACACTTAACAATCTCAAGGTTGTTCGATGTGTCTACCAGTGTGGCGTAAAAGTAGTCGCCCGCACTCAAAGTTGGGAAGCGAGCACCCTGCCCTGATGTCACCGTAATGCTAGTTGCAGACGAGTTGATACCCGCTGCCAGCGTAGCAAAGGCGTTATTTGAGAGTTTAATGCCCATTCCCGAACTCCTTAGTTAACAGTCACAGTCCAAGTAATGCCGAGTGTGTCTGCTGCACCCTTGTTGATAACTGAGAACACTGTGCGGCACAACAAAGTACCAGAAGACGAAGCGTTAAAAATACCTGCTTCTGTCAATGCACCAGTGCCTGTACCCGCTGGGAACGAGGCAACATACGCTACGTTGTTTGTAGTCACAGTTGTCGAAGTCAGCGTTACACGTGAACTAGCAACAGCCGTTTGGAGAGCAGTGTCACCGACCGCAGCAGCAGTTGTACCAGTGCCGACTTCCATATGAGTCATGGCTGCTGGACTATTGGTTGTAGTCTTCGCCATGCTGGAAGCAATAAAGTTTTTGCCTACTGTTACCACTAGGTTTTTTACTTCTTCTTCCTGTTTGATGTTACCGTTTTCATCGGTAAGAACAAGCTTCAGATTGCCCGTCATTTTGATTGCGTCGTTGAACATAATTCACTCCTTAGTTGAGTTGGTTTTCGTTGAGTCCGTAACCGTTGTACGTGTACTCAACTGACTCCGTGCGGATCGTATATACGATACCAGCATTGGGGTCAGTTGTCAGCACAAATTCACCGTTTACAAGGGGTTCGTGTATCAAATGCGCGTTCAGTACACCCAGAACTGGGAAGTACGTAAACTTGTCATCTGACATAAATGCAAAGTCGTAGAGCGGTGTTGTTACACCGAGCAGCAGATTAAAAGTCACGGCATCTGCCATCGTGACATCATCTGTCAGGACATCTGCAATGTTGAACACAGGCGCGGCATCTGACGCCGTAGCCGTGTCTGTTGTTGTCTTGTTCTGAGCAAACACTGGAGCAGCGTCAGAGGCTGTAACTGAGTCAGTCTGTACGTCCCCGAAATTAAGCGCCATTGCATCTGCCATTGTCACGGCGTCAGTCTGTACATCATCTAGCGCAAAGACTGCGGCATCCGCCATAGTCACGGCGTCAGTCTGTACGTCATCCAGCGCAAAGGCTGCGGCATCCACAACAGTAGCCGTGTCTATGATGTCGGGACGAGTAAATGACTTAGCCATCACATCACCCATAGTCACTGGGTCTGGATCAGCGTCGGCGTCTACTACGTCAAAGTCAAACTCATATCCCGGCGTCTTAGCAATGAAGTCCGTCATTTCAACGGAATCAGTCAAAACTTTATTGACCGCAAAGGTATTGACTGCATCTGTAGCAGTAGCCGTATCAGTGAGGGTTTTCCCTATATCTAGGGTATTTACTGAGTCTGAAGCAGTAACCGAGTCAGTCTTAGCAAGGTCAGGTTGTGAAGTAGCTGAGTCTGTGGCAGTGACAGTATCTGCAATATTGCCCCTGTCTACGTTGAGCGCTGCTGCATCGGTAGCCGACGCACTATCAGCAACAACTTTGTCTGCGTTGAACACAGGTGACGTATCTGTAATCGTCGATGTGTCCGACAGGCTTTTACCAACAGCTATGGTGGTAACTGCATCGGCAGCAGTAGCTGAATCTGTGAGCACTTTACCGGGTGCTTGCGCCACAGCATCCGCCGCAGTTGCGGTATCTGTAAGAACCTTATCCGCCTGCCGAGTAGCGACATCAGCCATCGTAACGGGGTCTGGGTCTACATCAGCGTCGTTGCGGTCAAAGTCAATAACCTCAGTGAAGTTCTTGAACACCGAGTCTGCAACGGTAACGGAGTCCGTAAAGACCGCCTCTGGAGCAAATGCCATAGCATCGGCAACCAACACCTCGTCGGCTTTTACAACCTCAACTGTGATCTGGCGGAAATCAGATAGGGTAACTGTCTGTTCTTCCAAATACTCCATCGGCACAACAAACGCCGATAGCCGTATGACGTTCTCAGGCTGTGCGGAAACAGCATAGGTATTGGGGCTGACTGAAACAGTAATAGCACCTGCCACCGCGACTGCGGTAACAAGCGCCGTAACAGCAGCAGATACCTTGATGTTGGACATTAGAAGTTTGCCCTCACCGTAAACCGCAATGTTTCATAGACTGTCTGGACAGCGCCGTTGTAATCTACAACAACCTCGCCCTCGTACGCACCAGCGTCAACGTCAAGCACACCGCCAGAGAAACCGAACTGTACCTGCCCAGTAGTGCCGCTGCTTAGCTTTGTACAAGAAATTGTAGAAAGCAGAGTTGTAGTAGCAGCCTTACGGAACTTCACACTGACCGTTGTTGTTCCCGCAGATAAATCTATAGGCGTGCCTGTAATGTCGTCCGTCAGAGTGAGAACGATAAGCGGCTTTTCGTCGCCTTCTACTAATCGGATGACATCTGTTGCCATAATTACCTCATGCAAATGGACGCATTTGAACCGTCATCGACGCACGAGCAGCACCAAGATTGGCCCTAGCCCGTCGTTCAGACGTTTTAAATGAGTATTGTTTGGCGTGGTATGAGGCTAACTCACGATCAGTCCACGTTCTATTGGGCAGCACTAACAGATGCTGTAAGGCTCCGTGCATAACGACATTCTCAATGTCATCCAACACAGACTTTGACATTGCCGACGAAGTACGCAAAGGTTTAAGGGCTACGATCATCTTCAGATCGTAAACAACTGTGGCGTCTGGTACTGGCGCAAGCACAAAATTATCGGCGTCCAACTGGCAAATATTCTGCGGGGTAGACAACTGCTCAGGAGTCAGGTCAGGCCACGCTGGGTACTTGCGAGTCAACTGCTCAAGGGTTGCTGGCTCTATGTTTGAGCCGTTTACTGCCACTGACAGAAAGGCATGAACCTCTGTCCCTGTGGGGTTCTCATAGGGGTACTCATAGACTCCCGGCGTAAGTCTGATCTTAGGCTGCTCATAGCGCCATGACAGGGTTCTTTCGCACACCTCAATAGCGGCATCACGAACATATTGTTCGACGATTGGCTGTGGGCATCCCGGCACGCTAGGTGCAAGACGAGTAACCAGTGAGAGGAATGTGCGGTCAGCCATTAGACAACCTCAGTCGATTTGAGGCCAGCTTGTTCAGTATCAGTAATAACCCTACCCTGTGCGCTAACGCCCAAGGCTTGAGTAAATGACTGCTGGAACAAGGCAGCACGTTGTGAGTTTACGTGTTCGTTATCGACTGACTCAGCTAAGAACACTGTGGCGTCAACGACGACCGGAAAATAGCCATCTGACAACAACGTCACAGTTGTTGTGCCGTCATAGTCTGGAGGGGTCTGCGAATACTCCCCGATTAAAATTTGACCTGCTGGCGCTTTGGGGTAGACGAAGAACTTGTTGGCGTTGCGCACATGGCGCATCCAGTTCACACATGGCCCAGCGGTATCGTTCATCCATGTTGGGTACGTCTGGTCAAGCGCTTCGCGGTTAACCTCAGTAACACCGTTGCCGTCTTGCACAGAGAATATCTCCATGACCCGGAGTGAATCAGACGGCATAGACTGGATTACAGACCCAGCAGTGGTAGAGATTGGCCCAATGTAAGCAAAGAGGTCTGGGCGAAGCACAGCAATGCGCTTTAACGCCTGATTCGCAAAGCCCAACAACACCACGTCGCTATAGCGCTGTGGTGAGTTGATGTCTTGCAGTAATCTGCGAACCTCAGTGATTACAGTGTTAAGTATCATTCAGGTAGACCTCGAGATGCTTCAGCATTGACTTCCTCATTGGTCACAGGAGGAGCCTCAGGGATTGCTTCATCAGGGGTAGTAAGATTAAGATCAGACTTGCGGCCCTTTTGTTTCTTAGGAATGAACTTCTCTGGGAAGGCTTCTTCCTCAGTCACTTCCTCAACCATTGAGTTCTCAGCCAACAACGCTGTGTAGTCGTAAATAAAGCCGTCTTGCTTGTTTCTTAGGTAGCGTGCCATTTAAAACTCCTATCGGTACTTGGATGTCTTACTCGCTATTTTAGCGGGTTGTTTCACAAATTGTTGTCCTTTTGCTTTGCCAGCACGTTTTGCACGTGTTGTCGCAGCATACTCTGCGGGGGTCAACGCTTTTATTGCAGCCATCAGCATTTCCACCTTGCAAGTGCCGCTGCCTTACGTGTTGGTTTGCC